CCTGACGGCGACGCCGGGCAATACGGTGGACTACAGCTTCATCGAGGCCCGTCTGCACGCCCTCATGGCCGAGTACGACGTGCAGGAGATCGCGTGCGATCCGTGGAACGCGCGCGGGTTCGTGGCCAAGCTGCAGGCGGACGGCCTGCCAATCTTCGAGGTGTCGCAGACGATGGCCAATCTCACCGCCAGCAGCAAGGAGCTCGAGAAGCTGATCCTCAGCCGGCGCCTGCGCCACGACGGCAATCCGGTGATGCGCTGGTGCATCGCGAACGTCGTCGCGGACGTGGACGGCAACGGCAACATCAAGCCGAGCAAGAAGCGCAGCCACGAGCGGATCGACGGGGTGTCGGCGCTGGTGACGGCCCTGGCGCGGGCGATGGTGGTGCAGCCCTCGGTGTACGACGAGCGCCCGCCGCTCGAGGTGGCGCTGTGACCGACGACCCGCGCGAGCGCGTCTGTCTGGATCTCGTGGCCTGGGATATTTTCTGGCGCATCCTGGAGCGCGCGCCGCTGATGGACCCCGCCGACGTCGAGCCCTTCCAGCTCGCCGCGGCCCGCCGGGCGCTGGAGATCGCTGCCGGCCGGTACAACTGAAGCCGTTGTCCTTTAGCCTCTAAATAGTTTATCCTATGAACCATCTTGGGCGACGAGCTGGAAGTCAGGCATCTCGACGACGGCCTGCGCGCTGACACCGGCGCTGCGGGCCCTCGGCTTGTCGGCACCGCGATCGTCTACGACCAATCCTCCCGCGACCTCGGCGGCTTTATCGAACGCATCGAGCCAGGCGCCGTCCGTACCGAGGACCTGGTCGCGCTGCACAACCACGACAGCTCGCGCGTCCTGGGCCGTGTATCGGCCCGCACCTTGCGCGTGCAGGGGGACGCGCGAGGGCTGCACTTCGAGCTGGACCCGCCGAAGAGCGCCGCCGACTTGGTCGAGAGCGTCCAGCGCGGCGACGCCACCGGCGTCAGCTTCGCGTTCTCTGGCGCCCGGGACAGCTGGGATACCAGTGTGACGCCGCCAGTCCGCACGATCCACGAGATGCGCGTGCACGAGATCAGCCTCGGCGTCGCGTTCCCGGCGTATGCGCAGCCGCACGTCGCGGTCGCCCTGCGTTCGCTGGACCACCATCGCCAGACATCCGCTCCCAAGGAGACGCCTGTGCCTGAGACCCCGCCGGTTGTCGTCGCCGATCCCGTGCCGCCTGTCCCGCCCATCGTGACCGACCGCAGCGCGCCCGACGACGCCGAGGTGCGCGTGCTGGGCCGCGGCGACTCGTTCCGTTCGTGGGTGGAGGAGCGCACGAAGCACCCGAAGGAGTACGGCAACTTGCGCTTGGGCGACTGTTTGCGCGCGCTGATCACCGGACCCCGCAACGAGCTCGAGCGCCGGGCGCTGTCCGAGGGCACCGACAGCGCCGGGGGTTTCACGGTGCCGGACATTCTCGCGGCCCGCTGGATTGACCGCCTGCGCAACGCGCTGGTGATCGTGCAGGCCGGGGCGCAGACGGTGCCGCTCACGAGCGACGTCGTGAAGATCGCGCGCCTGCTGGCCGATCCGACCGCGGCGTGGCGCGCGGAGAATGCCGCCGTCGCGGAGAGTGATCCGACGTTCGAGGCGGTGACCTTCGCGCCGAAGTCGCTCGACGTCTTCACCAAGGTCAGCCGCGAGCTGCTCGAGGACAGCGTGAATATCGGCGACATGCTGGAGGCCTCGCTTGTGCGCTCGTTCGCCGTGGAGGTGGATCGCGTCTGTCTCGCCGGCTCGGGCACGCCGCCGCAGCCGCTGGGGTTGCGCACGACCACGAGCGTTAACGAGGTGAGCCAGGGCACGAACGGGGCGGCGCTCACGTCCTACGATCCGATCCTCGACCTGCTGGCCCTGCTCTGGGCGGACAACGTCACGATGGTGAACACCGCCATCATGGCGCCGCGCACGCTGGCCACGCTCGCCAAGCTGAAGACGGGCATCACGAACGACCTGACGCCGCTCGTACGCCCGGCCGTGCTCGCGGACTGGCGCTTCCTGCAGTCGGCGACCGTGAGCATCGCCGAGACGCAGGGGTCCTCGAGCATCGCCAGCACGCTGTACATGGGCGACTGGTCGCAGATGCTGCTCGGCTTCCGCACCGAGATGCAGGTCGAGGTGGCGCGCGAGCTGTTCCGCGGCAACTACCAGTACGGATTCTTCGGGCACCTGCGCTTCGATATGAAGACGACGCACCCGGAGAGCTTCGGCCGCCTCATCGGCATCATCCCGTAGGCGGATGCTGGACCGGCTGCGGTCCTGGCTCGGGCTGGAGTCCCGCTCCGTGGATTACGCGGACCCTGCCCTCCGCTATCTCTACGGCGACCCGCGCACGAGCTCCGGCGAGCCGGTGGGCCTCGAGCGCGCCGTGGCGCTGACCGCCGTGTGGGCGTGCGTCAACCTCATTGCGGGCTCCATCGCCTCGATGCCGCTGATCCTCTACCGGCGCACCGAGGACGGCCGCGAACGCTACACCGACCATCCGCTCTACGACGTCCTGCACACGCGGCCGAACCCAGTGCAGAGCGTCGTCGCGTTCTGGGAAGCGATGGTGACGGCGCTGCTGCTGCGGGGCAACGGCTTCGCGCTCATCACCCGGGACGACGATAGCCGCGTGCGCGCGCTGTGGTTCGTCAACCCGGATCGCGTCCAGGTCGAGGTGCTGAAGAATGGCCAGCCGCGCTATCGCGTCAGCGCGGGCGCGTCCACACAGATGGTGCCCGCCAACCAGATGCTCCACATCTGCGGCCCGCTGTCCGACGACGGCTATTGCGGCCGCAGCGTCATCGGCACATTTCGCGAGGCGCTCGGGCTCGGCCTAGCGACCGAGCGGTACGCGGGCGAGTTCTTCGCGAACGCCGCCACGCCGCGTGGTCTGCTGACGACGCCCAACCGTCTGTCGGCGGGCTCCCTCGAGCGCCTGAGTCTATCGCTGTCGGACAAGCACAGTGGCGCCGGCCGACGCCACAAGACGCTCGTGCTCGAAGAAGATTTGAAATTTCAGCCGCTCGGCATCAGCCACGAGGATAGCCAGTTCATCGAGGTGCGGCGCTTCGGCATCGAGGAGATCGCGCGCGTCTTCGGCGTGCCGCCCGCGATGATTGGCGCCGAGATCAAGGGCTCCATGACATACAGCAACGCGGAGACGCGCGCGTTGGACTATCTGAAGTTCTGCCTCGGCCCGCACCTAGCCCGTATCGCTGCGGCCGTCAACCATGCCTGCTTGAGCCCCGTGGAGCGCCGCCAGGCCTACGCCGAGTACCTGCCCGATGCCCTGCTGGCGACCGACACCACCGGCCGCTACACCGCCTACAAGACGGGCCTAGAAGCCGGCTTCCTCACGATCGACGAGGTGCGGAAAAAGGAGAACCTGCCGGCCCTGCCGGAGCGCGTTCCGACGGTCTGATGCGCCCGTCCGACCGCCCGGTCATCGCCGAGCCGCAGGAGCACCCGAGCGCGCCGCCGTTCCGCATCAAGCTCGGGGCAGCCATGCATCTCAACGGCTCCATCCCGCGGGGCGCCGACCTTCGCCACGTCACCCCGAAACGCTGTCCCTGCGGTGCGCGCTTCGTCGTCTTCGGCAAGGGCACTGCGCGGGCGATCTACTGCGATGCCTGCCGGACGCAGACGTGCCGCAGCTGCAACAAGGCCGGTGGCGAGCACTACCCGTACTGCTCCCACCTGCAGGCGCGGCCCTGTCGCGGCTGCGGCGTCGAGCTGGGGCACGGCGGTAGCCAGGCGCTGTACTGCGAGACGTGCCGCGCGGAGCGGTGCCCGGAGTGCCAGCGCTACGCCGGCCAGCACCGGCCGCGCTGCGCCTACGTGCGGCGCCGCCGTCGGCGGGCGATGACGTTCTACGGTGTGGTGACCGAGCAGGACATCGTCGAGCTCTTCGAGGCGCACCGGGCGACGGCCCGACGCCTCGCCGAGCGCATCTGCGGGCCGCTCGAGGGCGAGGACGTGGTGAGCGACGTGGTGGCCTGGCTGCTCGAGCATCGGGATTATCTGCAGAGCCCGCCCGGGGTCGCCTACTTCTTCCAGGCCGTCACGAACAACGCCCGCCGCCGCCTGCTGTATGCCTGGGCGCGGTACGTCGTGGCGATGGACCAGGGGGACCTGGTGCTCGCCGAGCAGGCGATGGAAGGGCAACGCCGAGGCAACGGCGTTGAGCCCCTGGTGCGGCTGCCGGAGCCGGTGGCTTAGATCGCCGATGGTGCCCCAAATCTCTGACTGAACGGCTCAAGGTCGGGCTCGCGAAAGCTCCACGCCGGAGGCCAGAGAATTGAGGCAGTAGTCGGCCAGATCGGGACCAGACCGCGAGCCCCCCCCCACGGTCCAGGCCTAGTTTCATGGAGTTGTACCCGACTAATAGGGGGACGTTCAGTGGCGAGACGAACAGTAATGGCCTGAAGCACCAATCTCGCGGCGGCGAGCGTTGTCACGAAGCCTTCACTCAGAACGCGCCCCTCGTTAGGTCTGGTCCAGAGCTTGCGCCCGTGGCAATACGTGAAATCGCTCTGATACTGCCGACCGAGCCACATTAGCGTGCCGTCGGGAATCGTGAGACGGGACCTTAACAGTTCACGCTCGGCTTGCGTATAGA